GAGTCGAGGGATCTTCGCACCACAATCACTGCGAAGATTCTTCGACTTCGCACCTTCGGTGCTACGCTCAGAATGACACTCCTTCGGAAGATTGTTCGATCACAAACTGCTCGATAAACCGGAATTTGGAGAAAGGGGTGTTTTATGAAGCATTGGTTGGTGGAGCACTTTTTGCCCATGTGGGCAAAGGAGACGGTGCTCAAAGAAAACCGGCAGCTGCGCAGAGATGTGCGCCGGCTGCAAAAGGAGATCGACTGCCTCAAGGCCTACATTAAAGGGCTGGAAAGGGGCAATCGCAGAGATCGGGGTGGTGAAAAATGAGCATTTACAATTATGAGGCTGCCTTCGGCGCGGCAGACATCACCTCCAAGGCCATGCGAAATGCCATGCAGGATTGGCACAACGCCTACTACGGCTTGGGCGGCGGCGACCCCTGTCAGCGTCTTGCCTACACCCTGGTGAGCAAGCTCACCAGGACTGTGTTCGGTGAGTATGCCGCTTCGGCGGAGCATCCGGTGGTGAAAAACTGGCTGGATAAGCTGAATCTGAAGGCCACACAGGCGCTGCAGCTGGCGCTGGTGGGGGGCGAGTGCTGGCTCAAGCCCTGTCCCGGGGCGGAGGGGTTTACCTTCACCTTAGTACCCAGAGAAAATATGCTGGTCTTCGGCCGGGATCCCGAGGGTGTGCCCACCGATGTGGGAATGGTGGAAAAGTCCATTGACGGCAAGTACTACTACACCCTCTTAGAGCGGCGGACGGTGGGCGCTGACGGGTTGCTGACGGTGGAAAACAAGCTTTTGCGCAGCCTCAACGATCAGAATCCCGGCACGGAGGTTCCCCTCAAGGTCCTCAGCAGGTATGCGGAGCTGCCGCAGAAGGTGACCCTGCCCGTTCAGATGGGGCTGGGGATGGTATCTGTCAGGACGCCTATCCTCAACTGCGTGGACGGCTCGGCGGATGCGGTGGCGGTATTTGCTCCCGCCATGGAGCTGATCGCAGCCGTGGACGAGAACGAGGCGCAGCTGCGTGGTGAATTCCGCAGAGGGCAGAGCCGGATCATCGTCTCCCGGGATATGCTGGACGAGAACAGGCAGCTGAGTTCCGAGGTGTTCGTGGGCCTGGACGAAGATCCCGACCGGGTGGGCATTACGGTGTTTTCGCCCCAGCTGCGGGAGCAGTCCTATCTTGCCCGGAAGCAGGAGTATCTGCGCAACATCGAGAGCGTGATCGGTCTCAAGCGGGGTACGCTCTCCGATGTGAATATGGATCAGCGCACCGCCACAGAGGTCGCTGCCTCCGCGGCGGATTATAATTTGACGGTGATGGATCTGCAGCGGATGTGGCAAAGTGCGGCGGAGCAGGTGATGGTTCTGTGTGGGCAGTTGGCAGGTCTGTACGGTCTGCCCATTGGTGATTGCACCGTCAGTGTGGACTGGGGCAACGGCGTTCTATATGACGAGGATGTGATGTGGCAGGAGTATCTGCAGATGGTCAAGGATGGGCTCATTAAGCCGGAGATCGCCCTGGGCTGGCGGTTCGGGATGCAGGCGGATACCGAGGAAGAATTGGCGCTTATCCGGCAGAAGTATATGCCGGATAAGTTGTGATTCCTTCGGAGACTGACTTTCTTGTTCCGGCAAGAAAGTCAGCAAAGAACCGGCATAGGGGAGGCGTTGAGTTTATAGCTCCCGCTCTGCAAGCCACCCTCCCCTATGTACCCCTCCCGGCGCGCACTATTCAAGTGCGGTTTTCTGCGTTGCGGTTTATGGGGTGCGGTGATCTTGGGCAAAAGCATATGGTCATACAGTGCGCAGACGGGAGGAATCTAATCGGTCGCCAAAGGCGACACGATAATTTTCAATTCGTAACTTAGGAGGTCTTATGGAGAAGGAATTTTTGTTAGGTTTGGGGGAGCTGCCGGAGGAGGTGGTTTCCGCCATTTTGGAGGAAAACGGCAAGGAGGTTGCCGCTCTGCAGGATAAATGCCGCAGGGCGGATTTTAATGCCCGGCTGGGCTGTGCCATCGCTGCTGCCGGCGGCAGAAATCACAAGGCCATTGCTGCCCTGCTGGATGAGAACGCTTTGGTAGATGCGGACGACGAGGTCATCGCCCAGGCGGTGGAGCAGGTGAAAAAAGACTGCGGCTATCTGTTTTGCAGCCCGGTTCCCTTTGCTCCCGGCACCGGGGCGGTGCAGCAAAAGCAGGAGAAAGCATCGACCCTAGCCGATGCTTTAAGAGAGAAATTTGGGAAGTAAATGGACAATTGACAATTGATAATTGACAATTATTGTGTCCGCAAAGCGGACTATTTAAATAGTCGCCAACGGCGACACCTTAATTGTCCATTGTACATTGTCCATTGTCAATTCCGATAACCTCGGAAGTATTTAAAAACGTAAATTTTTAATGAAAAGGAGATTTTTATTATGGCAATTACATTACTGGAAGCAAAGGTCGGTATGGCGGACAAGGTGGATCAGAGTGTGGTGGATATGTTCCGCCGCAGCTCCCTGCTGCTGGACAACATGGTGTTCGACAACGCCATCTCTCCCGGCACCGGCGGTTCTACCCTCACCTACGGCTACATTCAGCTCAAGAGCCCTGCCACTGCGGCGGTGAGAACCGTTGGCGCTGAGTACGTTCCCGGCGAGGCCAAGAAGGAGAAGAAGACCACCTCTGCCGTGATCATGGGCGGCGCTTTCCAGGTGGATCGTGTGCTGCAGAACACCTCCGGCGCTGCCGATGAGTTGGCCTTCCAGGCGGAGGAGAAGATCAAGGCAACCGCCAACTATTTCCACAATCTGGTGATCAACGGCGACACCGAGCAGGGCAATTTTGACGGTCTGAAAAAGCTGCTGGCCGGCACCGCCAACGAGCTGGTGAGCCAGGTTAGCTTGGCTACATCCCAGGAGCTGGACGAGAACTACAACGCCTTCCTGGACGAGATGGATGCCTTCATCGCCACTTTGGAGGGCACTCCCAGCATGCTGCTGATGAATCGGGCTATGCTGGTGAAGCTGCGCGCCATCGCCCGCCGCGCCGGCTACTACGAGCGCAACACCGACGATTTTGGCCGCACCGTGGAGACCTACGCCGGTATCCCCCTGATGGATATGGGTCGCTACTTCGACGGCGAGACCAGCACCGAGGTCATCCCCACCGAGGACGGCAAGACCTGCATTTACGCCGTGTGCTTGGGTCTGGACGGCTTCCACGGCATCAGCCCCCAGGGTGACGGCGTCATCGTCAGCTATATGCCCGACCTGAACGCCCCCGGCGCCGTCAAGACCGGCGAAGTGGAGCTGGTGGCTGGTGTTGCCCTGAAGAACACCGGAAAGGCTGCGGTCCTCAGCGGCATCGCCATCGGTGCATAATATGCCGGATTTCAATTTTTACCGGGAGGTCTATCTGGGCTCCGCCATCGGCGAAAATGCCTTTCCCCGGCTGGCGGCCAGAGCTCAGGAGCACTTGCAGCGGCTGGAAAGACTCTACCGGGTGGAAGGAGGTGAGCAGGCTCAGGCGATGGCCATCTGCGCCATGGCTGAGTGTCTGCTCAACCCCAAAAAGCCCGGTGTGCGCTCTGCCACCGTGGGCGGTGTCAGCGTCAGCTACGAAAATGGCGACAGGGCGCTGGAGCTGGCGCTATATCGGGCGGCCGGGGTTTACTTAGACATCTACCGGGGGTGCGAGGATGCTTGATTACGGACTGTGCAATCAGACCGTCACTGTCTACCGGATGAGCCATAAGGGTCTGGAGCGGCTGGTGGTGGATGGCTGCCACTATGTATGGGAGGATCAGCTTGCCCCGGAGGTGGCAGGCGGTGCGCCGGAGCGCAAATTCCTGCTGATCATGCCCGGCAGCGTTCAGCGGGTGTTCGTGGGGGACAGGATCCTCTGCGGCGAGGGCCCTATGGAGGTGGACTGGCAGCAGTTTTTGCCCGTCAATGTGCCCGGCTTAAGCATCGCCGCCTACACAAGAGCCTGCTGGTGGGGCGGCGATGTGTGCCATGTGGAGGCCGGGAGGAAGTAGATTCCGGGAGGAATCTATTTCGCCTTTGCACGGTGCGGAAACGGGAAGGTTTGGAAAGGTTGTTTTTATGGAAGAAATGAAAAATTGGCTACAGTCCTTTCCCGGGTGGGGTGGCAAGGTGCTGCACTTCGACAGGCTCCCGGCTGAACCGGGAAATGCAGGCCTTTTCCCCAGAGGGGATGAACTGCTGGAGGTCAAGAGAGATCTGTTGGGGAATGTGCGATGCCGGTGTGCTCGGCGGTTTGAGCTGATGCTGATGGATTGCGGCGCCGATGCCCAATGGCTGACCCAGCTGCAGGAATGGGTAGCTCGGCAGAGCTTTCTGGGGCTTGCCCCCAAGTTCGGCGATGAGCCGGAAAATGAGCTCATCCGGGCGGAAAAGGGACACCTGAAAGAACGCACCGCCGCCGGTACGGCGATCTACACCGTCACCCTGACGGCGGAATTTGTAAGAAAGTTTGAAGAGTAAATTCCGGTTTAGCGAACTGATTATTAGCGCACAATCTTCCGAAGGAGTGTCATTCTGAGCGAGCGCCAGCGAGTCGAAGAATCTACGCATTATCGCTCGTGCTGAGCAGCTTTTCGGTGCGAAGATCCTTCGGCTCCACTTCGTTCCGCTCAGGATGACGCACGCTGGAAAGGTATGCAAGAGATCGATAAACTGGAATTTGAAGAGATTTATGGAGGTTTTTATGGCAAAGATTGAACGAAAGTATTTGGCACACTACATTGACACCGGCGATGGTGAATATGAGCGGCTGGGCAAGGATCTGGAGGAGTTCTCCCCTGAGCTGGCTGCCCAGGTGGACACCAAGAAGAATATCCTGGGCGAAAGCTCCGTGGTGATCTCCGGCTACGAAAAGACCGGCTCTGTAGAACCCTACTACGCCGACAGTGATTCGGCTCTGTTCCAGAAGCTGCAGACCATCATCGACGGCGATCTGGTGCTGGATGATCTGAAATGTGATGTGGTGGAGGTCAAGCTCTGGGAGTCCAATGGCGAGGGTAAGTACCCTGCGGTGAAGGAGCAGGCCTACATCGAGGTCACCTCCTACGGCGGTGACACCACCGGCTATCAGATCCCCTTTACCCTGCACTTTACCGGAGAAAAGGTCAAGGGCAGCTTTGATGTAGCTACCAAGACCTTTACCGCCGACTAAAAAACTGGGGAGGCAAACGCCTCCCCAAATTCCGGTTTATCGATGAGCTTGTAGGGGCGAGCATCGCTCGTCCGTCCAATAATTTGCGTGCAAATTATTGGAATTTCCGAAGGAAATAATCATTTATCGCCTTGCGGCGATTATGATTTGTTTCACAAATCATGCGGACGGCCAATGGCCGCCCCTACAAGCTCATCGATAAACTGGAATTTAGGGAATTATGGAGGATTTATGATGGAGAAAATTCAATTTGACAGCGGACTCAAGCGCTACAAGCTGGGGCAGGGGGTATTGCAGTTCAACCCCGGTGACCCCAATGTCTATGCCAGGTTTTTGGAGGCGGCGGAGAAGCTCCGGGATCTGGAAAAGGAGCTGGTCGCGCAGGCACAGGCTCTGGCGGACGGTGAGGCGGTGGTTCGCCTGATGCAGGATGCCGACAAAAAGATGAAGGACACCCTGAACTGGGTCTTTGGCTGCGGCAACGATTTTGACGCCATGCTGGGCGGCATCAATCTGCTGGCGGTGGCGGAAAACGGTGAGCGGGTGGCTACCAATCTCTTTGCCGCGCTGGAGCCGGTACTGGTGGCGGGGGCGCAGTGCTGCGCCGCAGGCCGTGCCGCCCAGGCGGTACAAAAGGCCAAAAAACGCAGAGAGCAGCAAGGATAAATTCCAGTTTATCGAGCTATTCCCTTAGTGTGTCATCCCGAGCGAGCGATAGCGAGTCGAGGGATCTTCGCACCACAATTGCTGCGAAGATTCTTCGACTTCGCACCTTCGGTGCATAAATCAAGGTATGATTGCCACCGGCAATCATTAAGA